TTCTTTTCTTCTTTTATATTTTCAAAAGGAGTGTAAACAATGATTGTAAGAAGAGAAATGGGTGTAAGCACCAATATCGCCGGGTTCAAGATTGGCGATAAGATATTTGTTGAACCTCAGGGCTACGGCATGTTCAAAGCAACGCTTCAGAACTTCGATCAAGAGGACAAGAACATCGGTATCTTCATGTTCGATTGCTGCGTCGACTATTGCTATAACCGTAATGACTGTGATCGTACACTCGAGCTTGTCTACAAGGAGTTTCCCGAGGAGCTGAAGCCAAGACTTAAGTCTGTTGATCTGCCGACAATCGGTATGATATTTGGTCACGACAGCAGCGAATACAAGAGATGGGCTGAGCCAGACAATGACAGTCGGTTCCTGCTCATGCGTGACCGTCACAACCGGATCGTGGTAGACAACATCGACGCAGATGACAGTCCGATGTGCTACTGGCTCAAGAACCGCGAAAAGAGAGTCGAGGAGACATATTCCTACGCTGTCAACTATCTCGGCAACCTCGAGTCGATCTATTACAGACCTACTAACGCTGCTATCGGTATCCGTCCGGTGTTCTCAATGGATATTTCTAATCTGTGAGGTAAACAATGCCTATCCGAATGATTATTATCCTTGTGGTTGTCATCATTGTTCTGGCAATCTGTTTCAAGGATCCCATCTACAAATGGTTCAAAAACACTTTCAAAAAGTAAAGGAGAAAACAAAATGACAAATGGAGCAAAGAAATTCATTACCGCCCTCATCCTCCTCGCAGTATGCCTTGTTGGAGGAATCATTATCTATGCAGCGACACACGAGACCATCCCTGCCGGTTATGTAGGATATGTCTATGACCGTACCGCAACACCTGAAGACAATGTCATTGAAGGAACGTCTGTTATCGACAACGAGCGAACAGGACGAATCACAGTAAACCCTGTAACACAGGACGTTCTGAGATACCCTACGACGATCATCTCGGAGAATTGGACTAGACTTGCGGAAGGCGACAATAAGGTCGATATGTCCATGTCTATCGCCTCGAAGGAAGGTAAGAACATCGATGCGGATGTCTACATCAGTGTTCGCCCGATTGACATCGGCAAGATCATCAAGTCATTTGGCACGAAGTCTTTCGACTCGATCATCAACAATGATATTTATGGTCTGAGCAAGGGTAAACTCAACGGTGTAACGCAGGAATACTCGGTGTATGACGTACAGGCAAGCAGAACGGAGATCCAGCAGAAGGTATCCGATGTACTGAAGACGGTCCTCTATGATATTTACGGCGTAGAGCTGATCCGATTCGAACTCGGAACTCTGATTCTACCTGAAGATATTCAGCTTAAGATCGACCAGAAGACTGAGGCTCAGAATGAAGTTGAACTCGCAAAGCTGGAAAGAGAGAAGCAGGATGAAATCAACCAGCAGATCGTAGACCAGCAGAAAGCACAGTCTCAGAAAGAGCTTCTCCAGAGACAGGCTGAGGCAGATGCAGCGGCATATGAAGTTGCGAAGGAAGCACAGGCCCAGATCGATGCACAGAAAGCAAAAGCAGAGGTTGCACAGATCAAGCGTGATGAAGCCGAAGCAGAGCAGAGAAGCCGTGTTGAGATCGCTAAGATGCAGGTTGAAGAGGCTGAGCTAATGAAGAAAGCAGAGCTTGAGAATCAGGAGACTCTCACTGACAAGTACTTCCGTGATCGTGAACTGGATATTCAGGAAGCAGCAGTTAAGGCCATCAACGGCTCTGTAAAGACGATCATCACCTCTGGCGACGGCGAAGGATATGGTGGACTCTTTGGCATCAAGGAGATTCTTGACTCTGTTGGAGAATAAAGAAAGGTGTGATATTTTATGCTAAGAGGAGAGTGCCTTGATACAGCGAAGAACTGCGTCTGTGGTAAGCGTGAACAGGATTACGGGTCTCCGGAAGATAATTTTAGCGTGATTGCAGACTATTGGACCACGTACCTGGCTGCAATCTTTCAGCGTGGTCAGCCGAGACTCTATGGTGCCGATGTTGCACATATGATGGCTCTGATGAAAATCGGAAGGATCACGACTGGCACTGCAACGGATGACAGCTATGTAGACCTTGCTGGGTATGCTGCTTGTGCCGCTGAATTGCAGGATCGTTTTGAAAAAGAGATGCAGGAATTAAAGGAGAGTGATTACTGATGAGCAAAACATTCAAACTTGGTCATATCGTTGTAACAAAAGAAATAGATGAGCTGATGAAGCAGAGTCCGATGTTCAGCAGGTTTGTTACGACCTCTCTTGGTAGATACGCAAACGGCGACTGGGGGGACAGCAGTGACGAAGACAAAGCAGCGAATGATGCAGCCCTTGACAGCGGCGAGAGAATCTTCGCTTCGTATGGGCATGAGAAGTCGAAGAAGCACAAGAAGATCTGGATCATCACTGAGGCAGACAGAAAAGTTACGACAATTCTGTTCCCGGATCAGTATTGATATTTGAGAAAGGAGCTGCTGACAGATGGTTACAGGAGCGCTGCCAACCTATGAGTTTCCGGAGCTTAACAGAATCCTTTTCTTTACGGAATTTCGTATGGATCGCAATTATACGATCTGGAGACTGTATAAGTGCGGTGTAAGTCAATATGATATTGCCCACGTGGTCGGATGTCAGCAGCCCGTTGTCAATTACCACTTGCTGAGAATCCTCAACCTTGGCGACGACAATGCCATTGAGGAGTATTTTCAGATGGCGTTTGTGCTTGATGATATTTTGAAAGACGACTTGAAGCAAGACCCGGACAAGTTCGTCACTAACATCATGACAACGCTCTGGAAGAATGATATTCGATCGAGAAAGAAACTAAAACACACCAGTTTTGCACGATTCAAGGCCTTGCTCAATACGACAGGAATGAGACGAGCCGGTAGAATCGGACAGATTGCGCTGGAAGAATACCGCTATCGCCTGAAGACGGGTGAAAGCACTTACAATTTATATTCTAAAATTGCTAAAGGAGAACCTAAAAATGGCAACCAATAAAAAGAAGAATCAGGAGCCCAAAGAAACAAGGCTCGAAAGAAACCATAAGATCTTTGATCTCTATCTCAAGGGTATGACTTCCTATGAAATTGCGAAGTCTCTCGACATGAGCGGATCCACGGTCAGAAATGTTCTGCGCTCTCTTGAACGAATTCACGTCAAGAATGCAAAAGACGCAAAGACGTATTTCACCATCGGCTCTCAGATTAGCACGATTCTCAGAGAAAACGGCTTTGATCCCGATGCGTATGCCGCACGTGTTACCAATGCTCTGTGGGTATATGGCTATACGACGCCGACAAAGCTGAAGAAACTGTCCGATGACGAGTTCAACGAATTCCTTTGCACGAAGAGACTGCGAATGGCTGGCTTTGCTACATGGGAAGCGGTCCGGCAGTTCAGAGAGTACTCGATCCTGAATCCGGTTACGAAGAAAAGATGCGCTAAATGATATTTGAGCTATACGGAGGTTCACTATGGGATTCAAGAGAGATCTTGCAAAGGATGGCATGGTACATGGACAGTCCTACAGCAACTATCAGGATCGCAAAGTAAGAAATGGCCGTAAGCCAAATCAAGCAAAGATTGATATTTGTCTCAACTGCACAAAGGAAAAGTGTACTGGGACAAAGACGTGCTTCAAGAAGATGAGGGCAAAGGAGAATAATGCCGAATGTAATTCTTGATGACTATCAGATTGACGC